ATGCCGAGTCGCTAGACTTCAAGGAGATAGCCAACTTTCTATCTCTGGGCACGGAGGACGCAGCGAGAATGCGTCACAAGCGTGCAATAAAAAGACTCGTCAATAAACTTGGTGGGCGTAAGCCTTACCTTGACGAGGACTTAGATAAACCAGATAGCAATGAAGGTGATGAGAGCAACAGTAGTGAGTATGGAATTGATGTCAGTACCACCGAGGAAAGCACAGGTGGAGAGGAATAACATCGAAGTCCAATACTTCACCAAGACTCGCTCTCATCAAAACCAATAGCGTCTCCGCCACTCATAAGTGCGTCGACATATTCATCTTCACTTGCGAACTCAGGATACCATTCAAGTATCTGAGCACCGATAGATATATCTAGGTCTGCTACATCTACATCTATACCAGCACTATGGTCTGCGTAGTTCTCAAACCCTAACTTCAATAGGGATAAGTCATACTGAAACACACCATCGGGGGTTACTGCTATAAATAGTGGGGTAGATTCAGAGCTACTCGCACCAGTTAGAATGTTATCGTAGTCCTCTTTAGTTATAACAGGCTGACCTTCGGTGAAGGCTATTACATAGCCGTATAATTTATCAGAGTTGCTACTGATAACTGAGTATCCATTTAGGTTAGTTATCTGTAAGTCATCGCAGAGATGTGCCTTGATTAAGTTAGCCACATCCTCTGTGTTCAAGTTGTAAGTTATCATTTATCCTCCAGTCTTGTAGAAGCCAGTACCCTTGAACTGAATACCGACTGCGTTGTATATTCTTGTTGAGCTAAAACCGCAGGTGCAAGTGACTGGTTCGTCACGCTCATCTACGCTTCGGGAAAGTATAGTAAGTGACTCGCACTTACCACATCTATATTCATATGTCGGCATCTTGCTCATCAAACCCTTCTGGGGTAGGCGCAGTAGCTAGTGTGCCACATAGAGCGCACTCCATATCAAGGAAATACATATCAATCTTACCTGTTTCCTGCTCAAATATTGTCTTGAGATTCCACATCTTCGAACCGCACGGACATATCGTGGTTGGTATCCCACGGATATCCATCGCTTCCTGATAAGTTATCTCCATCTCTGATACTTCTATTGGTTCTTCCATTGCGCCTCCAATCTTTAATTAAGTCAGGTGCGTTAGCACATTCGGTTGGTGATGTATGATATGCCCACTTAAATACTTTACTATTTAACTTGTTAGGTATCATTATGCTCTCACCTACGATAGGTTTATCGCATGTTGAGCAGATTAAAATACCCCTTGATTGTAGTAATGTCAAAGATTTACCCATCAATGCCAACCTTTCTTTTTGAAGTGAGCCCAAGCTTGACAGGGAGTATCGTATCTATGATAGATATACTCAAGCCCCCTGTCAATCTGCTTGGTTGGGGGTGTTGCTGGGTCTAGCCCTAGTATCTGTGGGATACCGCCAGCATTCTTGCCCATAACTTTTATTTTATTGTATGCGCTGGGCTTCCATGCTGATTCCTTACCCCACAATTTACTAAGGCAGGACATCTGTTTATCGCGCCACTCGGATAGCCTGTTGTAGGCGTAGCCTTTGCTATCCTCTACTGTCCAAGTATCCTTCTTAGAATACTTGTGCGGTGTGGCTAGTGGCTCTACTATAACGATAGTAAAGATGATTGTAAATACTAATGCTCCTATGTAGTTAGTGATATGCCTTGCCATACTCTTACTCCTTTTGCGAAGGTGATAGCATCGCTTCGGATGGTTCGGTTAGTAGGTATGCCAGCCATGAGTATTCTCTCACCTGCTAGCATGCCTCCCCATATTCCGTGCTCTATGTTCTCAGGCTTCATGCCTTCGGCTAAACACTCTGCTTTGATGGGGCAATCTTGGCAGATACCAATAGCAAGCATAGCACTATCGGCAAGTCTTTTACGCTTAGCCATAGTGGGTCTGCCCTTAGGTTGTTCAGGGAACCACATGTCTGGGTTCGGGTGGGTAGAGCATAAGCCCTTCATATTACTCCTCTAATATCTTGTAGGTTAAATCATCAGACATGCCAGAGTCCATGAAGTCGGCAATCCAACTGTCTAATGACCCTATGAAGTCGTCATAGAAAATAGAGCTGGAGAACATAAACTCAATTACTATCTTCTTCATTTATCTACCCCCTGTTGTGGGTTGTCTGATAGACAGGGTGTATCGTTACGATACCGCTCAGCAACTCAGCCCAATCTTGAGCCTTGTCTAAGGTGTCGAACATGCCATAGAATAGCGAGTTCGTAGCAGTGTCCTCTGGAAATACTAGGACTACATAGCCAGCCACCAGCATACCTGCTAGTGGCGTGGCTACGGCAACTCTATCGTTAGAAGGAGTCGAAGATGACATCTACATACCCATCAAGGCGTTCGTGCTTGGCAATCAAGCCCTTCTTGCCTGTCAAGTGCTTGTAAGTGCCATCTCCCAATGACACCCATAATGACTTGGGCTTGAAGCGGGTCTGATTAGGTCTTGCTTTTACGATAGTTCCTAGTGGAAGGATACTATCACTTGTATCAACCGCTGTCTCAAGTAGAGAAGCGATATCACGCAATTCGTCAGCTAAGCCAACGATTAGTGTGTCGTTCGTCATGGCAGTTTATCTTTCTGTTAGTTGGTTAGTAAGGTAGTGCTTGTTGTTCTTTATTATACACTCTCACCCATTGATTGTCAAAGTCAAACTCTCTTGACTTTGGCTTGGCGGAGTAGGGTGTGTAGCACATACAATCATTGTGATGTGCGCCACATGACACGCATGCCTCGCAGTATTGGCAATAATCTGCGGACAGTTCTATGTCAATCAGGGCTTCACACATAGGACACTCATCTATGATGGCATAGCTATCTAACTGCGCTTGTAGTTCTGCGTAGTAGGCTTGCTCATCAGCAAAGTCTGCCTCTGCGAAAGCACCCGTATCAGCGATAGGTTTAGGTGCTGGGTTGTAATAAGAGTATTGCGTGGCTACTGCCCGTTTATAACTCGAATTACTCCACCATACACCATTGTCGTCCCAAGTTCCAAGTCTTTCATTGATTAGATAGAGTTGGTATTGGGCTTGTGGATTGGTGGTGAGAACGGCAATCTTGCTACCGCTTGCCCACCCCTCAATCATACGATAGATATTCTCGTCCTCTAAGGCGAGAACACCACCGAGTTTAGGTAGCGTATCCTCAGCAAAGACACGCGTATCGCTACGCTTATCGTCCTTGCTGATGAAGGTATCTAGCACACCATTGTGCGCTAGAAATGTATTGGTATCATCACCCACTTGATATGGGTGGCAGTTGTCCTCGTTCTTTACACCATGCGTAGCGTATCTGGCATGCCATATAGCATAGCCACTAGGATACTGCTCGCGTAGTTCTAAGAACTTAGACACCGACTTCTTGGCACTCATTGTGCGATAGCGGATAACCTTGCCATCAGCTACGATAGCAAAGCCAAAGCCATGTGGATTAGCGCATGTTCCCTCGGTAAGTTCCTCACGCTTTGGTATAGCGTTGGGCTTACATACTACTAATAGACACATATAACACCCCCTAGGCGTTGATTGTTAGCATTGGAGTTGATAAGGATACACTAGGCACTTTGGACATGCGTAGGTATAGGTTAGGGTAAAGTCCATTGTTAGTGGCTACCCAATCGGCGAACCACTCCCACTTGAGCATGCCCAACTTTACATCAGACACACTCATGTTGCGAGTATATTCTACCGAAGCGTGGCACAATTCTAGGGCGGTCATTATGCCCTCGCGCTTCATATTGCCACGAAAGAAGCGCAACTCTAGTGTGTAGTCATTGTTAGTATTGACCGCGCTATATCGCTCGGTCATACCACCACCATGAACTTTATCTCGCAAGTTGAATTGTGGGATACCCCACTCATCAGGCTTATAGACATCATCAAAGCGAGCAAAGCGCGAGTTCTTGCGCCCAGCTAACTTCATCATCTCCTTAGGATTGCGATAGATTAGAGATAAGAATCGGTGCGTGTGAGCGCCCGACTTGAAAGCACTACGCGACACATGGACATGAAGCCCACAACTTGTAGTGTCCCAACTTCTAGCGCCCTTATTGCGACATGCCTCTATGTAATTCCATAGGTCGGTGGCTTGCTCATACGCGTGTAGAGTATGTGGGTGTGATACTAACTCATAACCCCAACCCTCAATAGAACCATCTTGCTTGAGATAGCAGATATCTGCTTTCTCTAGTTCTAGCACATCAGATACGGCGGTTCTATAATCACTTCTATCTGGGTTATCACCGAAAGACATCTCAAGTTCAAAGCCCATGTAGAGATTATTATCGTTGCCACCATGGAATACAGGATTAGGCTTGTATGAATACTGATGGACTACGCCCTCATTGTTCTGATTACATGAGCATGTATCATGCTCAGGATAGTATTCATCACACTCATCACAATAGGTGGCGTTATCGCCTACGCAATCCTCGCACCAATACTCACTGCCTACTCTTGTGCCACCATCTCTATCGGAGTTGGCAGTATAGTCGCAACGATTACAAGTGAAAGAGTTATTCTCCCAACAGTATTCGCACCAATGCTGACTACCTACACTATACCAATCATCATTGATGGTGTATATCTGCTCGCAGTATTCGCATACTTGGATACAATCCGAGCATACTACTGTGCTATCGTTGGTAGTGAAGGAATCCTCTGGATTCAACTCATTACCACACCCCTCACAACTGATAGGTGGATTATCATCTAGCGTTATCTCATTATTATCTGGCATTATCTCACCCCCTTAGGTGTTATCGTTGCCTTCATCTTATCATACCTTAGACTTGTTATCAAGTCTATTGTATGTGTGTTCAATCATCATGTTGCTAATCTTATCTCTAAGATTATCGGTGTGGGTCTTTAACCCCTCAAAGCCTTGTCGCTTACATCTATCGCTCTCGGCGCGTAGCGCGGTGCGAATAGTATCTAACTCATTGGGAGTTAATACTAGCAGATAATCGCTATTACTCATTATCGCCTGATAACTTCTCAGCTATAATCTTGCTGATAATCTCCCAATCTTTATCAGTAGTCGGTGTGGCTTGATAAAGCCCTAGCGACTTTACTGTGAAGGTGGCGGTATCTCTTAGAATTGCCATCTGCTTATCCTCTCTTGTGCTTGATAACCTTGCGGGCTATCATAGCACCTATCGTGGCAATTACTAGCCACCATTGAAGGTTGAAGTATAGCGGTGCGCTTGAGAAGGTAATTCCCCAAGTGCTTACGCTAAACTCTAGCATGTTGTCCATAGGTTTATCCTATTCTTACCTAGTGCGTAGCCTTGTGCTATCGCGTGTCGCGCTAGGGTCATGAACCCTCGCACCCTTGCGGTGTGCGCGACTATGTTCTATTGAACTCTACTCTCTAACTCTATCTGAATCATCTCTATCTTTGCTTCATATTCCTCACGCTTGCTAGGGCTACCTTGCTTTAAGGCTTTGGCTAGTGCGTGTCTATAACCTGCTCTCATCTCTTTGAGCATTGGGGTATCTACCCCGTTTAGGTCGGTATCTATAAGGTTTATCTCTCTCATAGGTAATCGCCCCTCATCTCGCGTTCTAATCGTGCTTGTGCTTGCTTGAACGCCTCTTGGCGCTCGGCTAGTGCTATTGCTTGCTCATCTTGCTTTGATACTTGCGCCCCCACTTTCACCAATTGCTTGGCTACTCGCTTGGACTTTGGCTTGCGCTTGGCTACTCTCTTACCCGTTGGAGCGACTACGAATCGCTCGCCGTTGGGCTTGATAATAGTGATGGGGAAAGACACTCTAGGTGTCTGACGCGCCCATGGTCGCGATACTCTCACGCGCTTGGTTGCCATCTCTCTATCCTCTCTAGTCGGTTTAGGGCTTGGCTTAGCCCTAGTGGATAGATGGGGTATGACCCCCATCTACCCGCGCCTATTGGGTAGAGAACTCACCGCGCCCCTACATGGGGCGGGCTTGCGCCCTACCTTCTAGGCGGTGGAATAAATGCGACTAGACACACCCCGCTATCCATGCGCCCTATTCCCGCGAAAGCGGGGGAATCGTAAGCGGTATCGCTCACAGTTCTTTAGGGCACACCCTTAAAGGGTGCTGGCGGTAAATAATCTGGCGAGAACTGGAAAGAATCGCGGGGGCGGACACCCGACCCGTTGAACCAGCACTCGCGGTTCTTTCAACCGCGTTGCGGGGCAAAGAGCGCCCCGCATGGGGCGAGCGTATCACAGGGGGGCGGGGGCGTGTCTAGTTGATACCCCCTAAATGGGGGGAAAAGTTGAGCGTGTAAATTGTGATGTCCATCACACTTTGGGCACTACGCCTAGAACTAGGGCGAATCGGACATAATGGGATAGATAAGACATGACCTATTAGGTCAAGCCGACACGCCGACAATTCCCAAAGTGTGAGCCAATTCACACTAGAACAGATGTTCTATGACTTACGCCACATGGGGCTAATGGGGTGGGGAGATAGTCGCTCACTCAGGAAACACTCAGCCAATTCTCAGATTTATTTATTACAAAATGTTATAGATACCCCTACCCCCTACCTACCCCACCCCCCTACACCATACTCAGCCAGCACTCAGGCAACTCTCAGGATACTCTCAGGAATATATTTTGAGGGGGTATTGTATAAATTACGCGTCAGTATAATATTATGTCTCACCCAATAATTTTCTGTTATAAGCCCCCCAATATATATACAAATCGGACATATTACCCCCTAAAATAAAATATATTTAGGAAACCTGTTCGGTTTCCCGATTTGAACAGGTTTTCTATATATGTAATAATAAATATTTATTACATAGGAGCTTGCTCCGCTTGAACTACGCAAGCTCTTATATAATATAATATATATAATATATATATGGGGAAGCTATGCCCGTTTTATGACGGGCGTTATTTCTGTGATTTAACGGGGGACACTGATGGGTAGAAAGCCTGGCAAGGTAGATATACCGATGCATGAGGCTAAGGAGAAAGTTCTCCTGATGCTAGCCCAAGGTAGCACTATAGCCCAGGCAATGGGCTCAGTCAACCGCAATGAGGTAACCTTTAGGCAGTGGTCCATGAAGGATACTGACTTCAAAGACAGGGCCGACAAGGCCCGCCTCGAAGGCAAAGGTATCAAGGCTGACTTTAAGAATCTAAAGGATATCAGCTTTGAGGACTTCTCCCAGCAGTTTCTAGACACCAGCCTCTTTGACCATCATAAGGACTGGATTGACTTGATTGAGGGGCGCGAGCCCCGCTATCTTCACCCTGCGATGACATACGAGCCAGGGGCCTCTAACCGAGTCCTGATTAACGTACCCCCTGAACACGCTAAGTCCACCGTGGTGACGATTAACTATGTTACCTACCGACTAGCTGTAGACCCGAATGTTAGAATCATTATCGTCTCTAAGACTCAGGGCATGGCCCGCAAGTTTCTCTCGGCGATTAAGACAAGACTCTCACACCCGAATTGGATAAAGCTACAGACAGCCTTCGGTCCGCAGGGCGGATATAAGGCTGATAGCCAAACCTGGAGTGCTGATATGATTTACCTTGGCACTGGTAGGGACTCTGGCGAGAAGGACCCTACAGTACAAGCCCTTGGTTTTGGTAGTCAAATTTACGGTGCTCGTGCCGACTTGATTATCCTCGACGATGTTGTGATGAACTCCAATTCCCACGAATGGGAGAAGCAAATTGAATGGCTTCAAAAAGAAGTCATCACACGCTTAGGACGACACGGGAAACTACTTATCGTAGGGACCCGTGTTGCTCCAGTAGATTTATATAAAATGATTCGGGACGGTCAACAATGGACAGGTGGTAAATCTCCCTTTACCTACTTTGCCCAGCCAGCCGTACTGGAGTTTGATGAAAACCCGAAGAACTGGAAAACGCTTTGGCCATGGACGGATAGGGCTGAAGGCGATAAAGATGAGGCTAATGCCGAAGGACTTTACCCTAAGTGGGACGGTCCTTCACTTTTTACTCGGCGTAGTGAAGTGGCACCTTCCATATGGGCGATGGTCTACCAGCAAGAGGACGTCACCGAAGATTCAATCTTTTCACCCACAGCAATTGCAGGATGCGTTAATGGTATGCGAAAGCGTGGGCCACTCAAACCAGGAGTCCCAGGACACCCAAAGCACTTAGAGTCTGCTTATACGGTTATAGGCCTAGACCCAGCGATGACTGGTAATACTGCTGCGGTAGCTATTACTTACAACCGCAGTGATAGTATGATTTATGTTTTAGATGCTGTCAATATGACAGAGCCAACCCCTGCGAAGATTCGTGCCCTTATCGAAGATTGGGTACAACGCTATAAGCCACAGGAATTACGAATTGAAATCAACGCACACCAGAAAGCATACGCACTCGATGATGAACTGCGTAACTGGCTTTCGATGTACGGCTGCCAACTCAACTCTCACTTCACTGGTAAGAACAAGTGGGACACTTCTTTTGGTGTGGCTTCTATGGCGAGTTTATTTGGCAGTATTAGAGATGGACGATTTCAAGATAACAACTCGATAGAGCTACCTTCTAACGAAGGAAGCGAAGGCCTTAAGGCTTTAGTACAACAGTTGATTACTTGGAAGCCTGAGACTAGAAACCCTACAGACTGTGTAATGGCTCTCTGGTTTGCAGTCATTCGCGTCCGCGAGTTAATGCAACAACACTCACAGTCAGCAAGATGGATGCAAAACCGTTGGGCAACAAGAGCTCAAACGGAGAGAAGATTCTCAATTAACTTAGATGAAGCTGTTGCAGAGCAATGGCAACAGACATACGGTTAGGATAAAATGGCACTTACAATTGAACAGATTGCAGCACGAGTTGACTCGTTGCGCTTTCGTAATGCAGATAGGGACGCTCGTAATCAAGACGTCCTTGCTGTCCGCAAAGGTCAGATTGCCAGCGTATATCCTGACTTCTTTCCAGATGGGGTAGATGCAAATGTCGTTGCGAATTTTATTGACATTGTTGCTAGAGACTTATCTGAAGTCATGGCGCCTCTGCCTGCGGTCAACTGCTCCGCGGCGAATTCGGTTTCAGACAGGGCTCGCAGCTTTGCTGACAAGCGTACTCGTATTGCGAGCAATTACTTTGCCCATTCGGATATGGCTGTGCAGATGTACTCGGGAGCGGACTGGTATATAACCTACGGCTTCCTACCATTTGTAATTGAATTAGATTCAGAAGCTAAGCTACCTCGTATTCGTCTAGAGAACCCAGTTGGTTCATATCCAGAGTTTGATAGATACGGACGATGCGTAGCATTTGCTAAGCGTTACTCTATGACTCTTGGTGAGCTTGTTGCACAATTCCCTGAGTATGAGCGTGCGCTCCTTGGTGGACTTGGATACAAGCAAGAGTTAAACTCTCTTATCGAAATGGTTCGTTACTATGATAAAGACCAATCGGTAATCTATCTACCAGATAAAAACAATCTTATATTATCTCAAGCTAAGAATCCTCTTGGTAAGATGATGATTGTTGTAGCCCGCAAACCATCTATTGATGGTGAGCTGCGTGGACAGTTTGATGACATATTAGGTATTCAGTTGCTCCGCAACCGCTTTGCTCTTCTTGCTATGGAAGCAGCAGAGAAATCAGTACAAGCTCCTATCGTACTTCCACAAGATGTACAAGAGCTACAGCTTGGTGGCGATGCGGTTATCCGTACATCAAACCCAGCTGGTGTACGCCGCGTAGAGCTTACACTTCCACAAGGCGCATTCACTGAGCAGACTCTGCTTAATCAAGAATTGCGTGTTGGAGCACGTTACCCTGAGGGACGTACAGGTAACATCAATGCATCGGTTGTCACGGGTCAGGGCGTACAGGCTCTCATGGGTGCATTCGATACTCAGGTCAAATCTGCACAGGCAATCTTTGCCAGCGCCCTCCGTGACGTCATTCAGGTTTGCTTCCAAGTTGATGAACTTATCTTCCCAGAAGAGAAGACAATTCGCGGTGTAGACGCTGGTGCTCCTTACGAGATTAGTTATAATCCTAAAAAGGACATCAAGGGTGATTACTCTGCAGATGTTCGCTACGGTATGCTTGCTGGTCTTAACCCAGCACAAGGTTTGATATTCATGCTACAGGCACTTGGTGGTAAATTAATCTCCAAGGATATGGCAATGCGTGAACTACCATTTACAGTTAACGTAAGTCAAGAAGTTGAGAAGATTGAAATTGAAGATATGCGTACAGCTCTTCTTGCTTCGCTTCAAGCATACACCCAAGCAATCCCACAGATTGCTGCAACGGGTGGAGATGCAAGCCAGATAGTATCTAAGATTGCACAGGTAATTAGAGCTCGCCAAAAGGGACAAGCGATAGAGGATGCGATTGAAGAAATCTTCGCACCTGTCGAACAGGTTCCTCCTGCTGGTGCCCCGATGGTTGAGCAACCGTCCCCTGCTCCCGCTGGCGCTCCAGTAGGAGGCGCTCTTGCTGAAGAACAAACACCAGTTCCTACAGTAGAGCAGGGACGCCCAGATGTCATGAGTCTTCTTTCAAGCCTTACAGGTAGTGGAGAAGCTAACGCAAGTGTAAGAACTATTCGCCGACGATAATCTAGGAGGGGACAATGACAACGATTATTGGAGTCGAATACAAAGATAAGTCTGTCATTGTTGCTGACAGTCGCATTACAGATGATAGTGGTAAAGCTTACTCACATCCATTTATGCGTAAGATATCATCACGCGGCGCGTTACTAATAGCAGGAGCAGGAGAAGTATCTCCCTGCGACATTGCCCAGAACATTTGGATTCCACCAGTATTCTCAGCGAAAGATAAAAAAGATGTCTATCGCTACATGATAGTCAAGGCTATGCCTTCTCTTCGTAAGTGTCTTACAGACAATGGTTATAACTTTGATGAACCTCATGACAAGAATAAAGATGGATTAAGATTTCAATTTCTCATCGCAGTAGGTGGTGAGCTATTTGATGTTGACCAAGATTTGGCGGTAATGAAAAGTGAAGAAGGATTCTACGCAATCGGAAGCGGTGGTAGTTACGCTCTTGGAGCGCTTTACGCGGGCAGCGATGTCATCGGTGCAATGGAAGTGGCTGCACGAATTAGTGTATACACAGCACCACCATACCAAGTAGAAGAGCAACTCAAATGAGCAAGTTTAGTCAAGCCATTGATAAGGCTATGAGAGTACTTGCTGAAGAGTTAGAAGATTCAGAAAGCCAGATATGTACTGGCTGGGTATTAGTAAGTGAGTGGAGTGACTACGAAGGCACACGCTATCTTATGACAGATGTAAGTGAAAACATGAATCCTTGGTTAGCCAAGGGTATGCTGCTATCAGCAGAAGAATATTCTTATGTTCCTGAGGAGGATACAAATGGCCGTTGAGAATCGTGGTGGCCCGCGCCCTACAGCGCCTCAGTATAATCCAGCCAATGTCAATGGCCTTGGTGGAAACGGACAAAGCGGTATGAATACTGACTATTCAGGCTTTACCTATGGAATGAATAAAGCTGTTAATGAACAGCGTTCCGCTGCTCCTATCAAACCAACTGCTCCTACAGGACAAATGGGTATCGCTAGAGAGCTTGTACAAGAGCCTTTAATTCCATTAGATGCACCAACACAGCGTCCTGATGAACCAATTACTTATGGTGTAGATGCAGGCCCAGGTCCTGGTACTGAAGTATTAAACCTACCACAAGGCGTTGGTATGGGACAAGATGTAGATAGCGGTATTCAAGCTATTCGTGCCATGTATATCCGCGACCCACGTAACCAGGATTTGCGTCGCATCCTAGAATTGGTAGACCAGCAGATAGGTAACATGTGAGTCAGCCAGCAGTAAAAAAGAATCCAGATGGTACCTGGACAATCACTGGCGTACAAGAGAACAGGCTTACGCAGAATCAGGCTGACTATCAACAGTTAGTTAAAGCTTCAGAGCTACTTACTGGTGAGGAAGGCGAGAAAGCTCGCCGTTTAATTACGCAAACTCCTACCCTTTCTGGTGGATTACTTGCTAGCTTGGCTTCATATGGCGCAGTTCCTAACAATAATCTCGTTAAGACACTTGCTGACATTGATGCACAGACTCGCGCCCAGCGAGAATTAGATGCTTTTGCTGAAGCACAACGTATTTCTAATGAAAAGTTTAACAGTAAGTTCCGTGGTAAACTATGGTCAACCCTAAAAGGTCTTGTTCGTGGCGTTTCTATTATAAGCGAAACCCCAGGAGAAGCAATACAGGCCTCTGCTCGTACCTTAAAAGAAGATATTGATGCAGCAGTACGCGGAGATATTAATTTCTGGACTCGGCAACCTACTGACCCAACTAAAACTCGTGAAGATTTAGGACTATCTAGCGGGCCTGGTTCTATATTAAACCAGTTAAAGCTTACTCAGGTTGCTAAACAGCTTGTTGCTGAGAAAAAAATAGATTTAGGTGCAGGATTTTTCCCATCTGAAGAGTCAGGTGCAGGCTTTGCAGCGCGTAAAGCACAGATGGATGTAGCTGCAGTCAATGTTAAGGTGGGCAACAGGACTTATCAGCGTCCATTCTACCTAGCTGACCCAGTAGTTAATGCTATTACCTTTGGTAATGCTGATACTAGCTACGGTAACGTAATGGTTGCTCTAGGAAACCTAGCTTTTGCTATCAAGACTGACACTTTTATTGTATATAATAGAATAAAGAATGCATCAAGAGAAGCAGAGCGTGTAGCTAGAACATCAACTGGTGTAAAAGCTGCTAAAGCTTACCAGCAAAAAGCCATTCTTGACGCAGAAATTGAAGAGCTTACAGCTAGAATGAATCAGGCGTCTAGAGAATTAGATAATTTAGTAGGGCCTGAAAGAGCTGCTAAGCAAGATGAGTTTGTTACTGCTCTGAATGAAAGAGTTCAAAAGTCGGACGAGTATGATAACATTGTCTATGACCCTGAAGCAGTAGCTGGATTCTTAAGTAGCTCTGCGGCAGCCCCTGCTATTGATGCTCTTTCTGAGATTACAGACTGGAAAGAAATCTGGCGTTTAGGTAAGTCAGCAGGTGGACGTGGTGGCTTTAATGTTGAGCAAGCAAAGGCTATTGCTGCTGCATCTAACCGTGAAGAAGTATTAAGCGCCTTAGCTCCTTTTATTGCCAAGGGAACAGTAGCTGCTGGTGTACTTGATAGAGGTACTGCAACAGGAAAAGCTGTTGGAGAGATGCTTAGTTCCAGAATTGTTCCTGGTCAGGTAGCTCAGATTGTTGATTCAATCAAAGGCCTTGGAGCTCGCGGCTTTCGCAAGATGCCATTCTATAATAAAGTTGTAGATGCTTACAATAAAGGTTTAACAGTTGTACCTAGAGGTAAGGCTATTCATGCCTCTGATAAAGATGGATTGATTGACGCAATTTACTCTTATGGTCGTATTACAAATGTATCTGCTGCTAAGTTAGATGAGCTAGCTGACATTGTAGCCCTAACAGATGATGCTTCTGAGGCAGGTTATACTGCTTCTGCTAGACTCTTTGATGAGATATTAGCTGCTAATATAGATAAGAAGTATATCAATCCAGAGCTACTCAAAGAAGTAACCCGTATATTTAGAAGCGGTAAAGACCAGATGTCAACCTATTGGTCAGCCCGCCACGCAGCTGGAGCTAAAATAGATTACGTACTTTCTGGAAATAAGAAAGTAACTATTACTGGTCCGCACCTAGACTCTGAATATCTTAATTCAGTAGTATATTTGCCTGATGCTCGTGAGTTATTAGATGTAATTTCTTCTGTAAATAAGCTTGGAAAAGTCACAGAAAATACCAAAGAGTTAACAGACTTTTTAACTAATACTGTTTGGAAGCGTATCGTACTTGTCCGCCCAGCATATATTATGCGTAACATTGCCGAGGAACAGATTCGTGTTTTAGGTACAGGGCATATATCATTCTTTAACAACCCACTTATGGCTATGGGTATGTGGTTAGGTAGAGACGGTGGCTCCTCTTGGCGTGCTGTATTAAATAAGTTTGACCCATTTAAGAATACAGTAACAGATGAAAGTTTTAAACTAGGTTCCGCTAAGGATGAATTCGTGGCAGAAGTTGCTGCTCACGACGCAACTGAATCATATATTAAGTTTATGACTTCTGGAGTAAGCGGCATAGATAATGACGCCCGTAGCGTTATGTCATTTGCTGGATTCCAGCCTAGAGCATTTGGACATCCCCGTTGGTGGGAAGGTCTTGCTAATGAAATTCGCATTCTTAGCAACTCTATTGCAGGTAGAGCGGTAGCTCGTACTGGTCCTACTTTAGATAATCAGATGGCTACAGTAGATTACTTACTTGCTGGTGCTGGTAAAGATGAGTGGACTCAGTTTGCTAAACTTCAGAAGCCTGAGATTCGTGACTGGTTACTTAGCCCAGAAGGTGCTACGACCTATTTGTTTACTGGTGTAGACGAAAGTGGTAAAGCAGTATCCCTTCTTGCACGTATCGAAGAAGCTGCAGGTATGGGTGGCGAAGCTTCTCAAGCAATTAAGAATCTAATTGCCTTTGGTAGAATCGATAAACCAGGATTTAAGATTGAAGTACCTAAAGGTAGGCAGTCAGCAGAGAATTCAATTCGTAATGCTGCTGCAATGTCATCTGGTAAGAAAGCCCTCAAGGATATTAACGAAGAGTTTGCAGATATATTAAAGCAATCTTTTGATGGCAAAGGCAATTGGGACGGATTGCTTATGAATGTCCCTGAAGCTAAGTTTCAAACCACAGGTAAAATTGGCGAGATATTTACTCGTGTATCTGAGGGATTCTTTAACTTTGCTGTTAAACTTGAGAAGACATCAACGATGGGCCCAGAGTGGCGTCAGTCATATTGGGATGCTATCTATGATATCTCTGGTGCGCTAGATGCTGAAGCTGTTGCAAAGCTAGGTAGTGTTGCTAAGAAGTCTTTGACTCCATTAACAACCTTTAAAGGACAGCCAATAGGCAAAGAGCATGCAGTATGGAAAGCATTTAAGACTGCAGAAGAATCTGCCGCAAAAGTGTCAAGAGAGGAACTAGCTGAAGCTCAATCATATATCAATAGATTCCCTAATTTGCAGGAATATAAAGACGGTGGCAGTGGTGGAATTGTTGGAACTAGAAGCGTCGTTGGTTTCGTAAAAACTTCTGCCTTAAAAGACATGTCTGGAAATATTGCTGGGAACAAAGAAGCAATAGAGTTCTACCGCAAATCCTTGCGCGAAGGTAAAGGCTTTAGTAAACAATTTCGTGATGAAACATACAATGAACCAATTATGGTTGTCTATGACAATGAAACAGGGTTAGCATATATTGGAGAAGGTAATCACAGGCTTCAGGCAGCTCTTGCCGAAGGTATAGGTTATGTACCAGTAAGAGTGGTTAAAGGTAACAAAAAAGAAATGGTTACCGATTTAGAAGCTGGAAGATTTCCAAAGCAAATTAAGAATAATAAGAAACCACAATTCCCAGAAACTTATGGGCCGAACGCTGGTAAAGTACGTGATGAAAATTATGTTCCACCAGAGATGCACCCGAGCTATGTGTTCGATAAAGAATATACTTTAACTGAAAGCGTTGAAGCTGCTAAAAAGTTTGGCAATATCACTGCAGCTGAAGCCCATGAGTATGCTTCCTTTGTAGCTAGCAAGCGTGTTGCAGATTTATTCTATGATGCTTCTCGTAAGCGTTTAATATTCCATCAGCTACGTTTGATTGCACCATTCGGTGCAGCTTGGGAAGATACTATTCGTAAGTGGGGCCAGATTGCTCTGGATAACCCAATGGAAGTATACAAGATTCAGAAGAGTCTACAATGGCTCACAAAGCCAGAGTCATCAGCACTGTATTCTTTAACAGATGCTAAGGATTATTATGACCCTAACCAAGGTTTCTTCTTTAATGACCCATTAGATGGGCAACGCAAGTTCTTTATTCCGTTCCTAGGCACTGGTCTTAACTTCCTATCAAACCTAAGGACTGGCCAAGGGTTGAGCAAGCAAGGCCCTTATGCTATTGCTGCTACACCACAATCATTGAACTTCGCATTTGCATCAGGTAGCATCATGCCAGGTTTTGGCCCAGGACTACAGATGTCGGTAATAGCATTAGATGAATTGGGTGTTAACCCAATCAACATTGCGCCGATTGGTATGCGAGACGGTATAAATAAGATAATTTTTCCATTTGGTGAGCCTGACTTAAAACAAGGCGTACTTGAAGGATTCCTTCCTGGTAATTGGCGTAGACTATTAGCCTTTTTCCCTGGACAAGAAGAATCATATGCAGCTGCTTTTGCTCCTGTTATGAACTATCTAGCTAGCGGTGGAAACTATGACTTAAATGACATAGAAGACCAAGCTCAGTTAATGAGAGATACTGATAAGTTTGCTAAATGGTTTACAGTATTCCGCGGTTTATTTGGATTAGTTTCTCCTTTCCCGCTACAACCACAAGGATTAAGCACTCTTGATGATGGAAATGTTGTACTATCTACCGCTTTGTATAATGACTTCAAGCAGTTAGAAGTAGCAGCTGGTGGTAATTACAACAAGGCTTATGCTGACTTCTTAGACTTATACGGACCAGAAGCTATATTTGCTATCATCAATACATCTTCAGGCGCCCCTACTAACTTGATGACATACGAGTTAATTCAGCGAGAGCCAGAAGTTGTGGACTTATATCCTGAGACTTATGGATATGCATACCCTGCTGGTGGATTTTCTACAGAGTTATATCGCTGGCAACGCCGCGCTGGTAATAAAGAAAAGTTTGATTCTAAACAATTAGTGCAAAGAGCTACAAGTTTACGCTTCTATGCAGCTGATGATAGGCTAATGGCTCGTCTAATATCTGGCGACTTTAGTGAGGAAGAGTACGAAGAAGCCCGTAAGAACCTTCGTGATACCTTTATTAAAGCAGGTCTCAGTATAGAGACTGACCCATATAAGAAGGCTCGTGTTAAAGATGAGCTTCGTAGAATGGCAACAGATATACGCTTTGAAGATTCAGACGCTGTAGCAGGACTTCGTGACTATCTATATCTAAGGGATAAAGCCTTAGAAGCAGCTAACATAGATAACGATAGTCTAGCTAAGAAGGGTGCACTACCTCAGCGTGAATGGTTAGCAGGACAAGTTAAACAGATTCTACAAAGAAATCCAGAGTTCTATAAATTTTATTACAGGTTCTTTAAAGAGGAGTTAGAAGGATAATGAGTATCACAACCCCACAGCCAAGCGCCTCTCCAGCTCCTTCCCCAAAACCTTCTGGCAACCTTGGCCCATCTGCTGAAGCTGAGAAAGCTGCAGCTACTGTAACAACAACTACCGCAGATACCAAAAAGACAGGTCTTACTGGCGTCCCTGTTGGTACTCCAATAATTACTGGCGAAGAAGTCATCAGAAAGCCAAGACCAAAAACTAAAAAGTATTATGATGTTACCAAGAAGACTTATGGGGTAACTCAATATGCTCCTGGTGATGGTGCCAGAATATTTGGAACATTAAATAATGAGCAGAAGGTTGAACTCCTAGCAAAACTTGCTCAGATACCTGGTCTGTATAGTCGAAACAAAGCACCAAACCAAGACTATCTTTTAAGATTAGTTTCTGCTGGCGGAAACATAGCCGTCAGAGAAGAAGATATGGACGCGCTAGAAAATGTCATGCGCTATGCTGACACTACTGGTGATAGCTATGGCACTGCTGTAGATAAGTTAGTTGCTAACCCAACCGTAGCCCAAGGATTCTTTGACTTAGCTGGCACCAAGACTGGTGCTGCTCGTAAGATTGCTTTAACTCCAGCTGATGCTTTAGTAGTGGAACTACAACAGTCCCTTCTTGATTATCTAGATGTTAAGGCTAGCAAGAAAGAAGCTCAAGACTATGCTAAGAAAATTAATGAGCTAGAGAAGAAGCGTAAGGGACCATTAACCCAACTAGAGCGTCAACAGTTACTTCTTGATACAGTTCAAGATAAAGCAAAAGAAGTATTTAAAGATGGCGTTGACGAAGCAGATAGCTTGTTGATGCGTAAGGGTGCCCTTGGTGGTACTTACAATGCCCTGCGCGAAGAGTATAAAGACTATGGTATTCCTATTGATGATAAGTCTTTATATAAACTAGCTATCAATTCAATACGCAGTAAGCAGGCGCTAGAGAATAACCTTAGTAAGATTAGACTTCAAGCAGAGGTTGCTATGCCTGCCCTCAAAGATTACATTCAACAGGGCCTAAGCCCTAAAGAAGCACTAGGAACCTACCTAGCTGCTTACTCTAGATTTACAGGAATTCCTCAGAATCAAGTAGACTTGACAAGGCTTGCTCCAGTATATTCAGGGGATAAGGTTATGCCATTTAATGATTGGGAAAAATATTTGTACACCCTTCCTGAAGCTAAGAATTCACCAGTAGTAAGAGAGCAGCAGTTAAGTGATGCTAGAGCTCTTATTAGAAACTTTATCGGATAGGTAGGATATGGCTAGAAAATTTAAAACAGACGCTCAAAAAGATGCTGAGCTAGGCATATCACGAGGCAGAACAGACTCTGCTGCTTCTGTTGGAGAATCTGGTACTATAACCGCTATTCAAAAAGAAAGACCTTATGAAGTTCAAAGAGCCCTTGAGGGATATGACCCTAGTAAGGTAGTCGACCCTGCAAAAGCAGCCATTGCTGCGGAGACTACTAAATTAAAAACATCTGTTGATGAAGCTATTACTAAGGCAGCAGATGATTTAGCTGCTATCATGGCCCAGGCCGAGGCTGATATTGCAGAAGCGGAAAGATTAGCAGAAGAAGCTAAACGTTTCGCAGCTGAAGGTGAAAAAGCTGAAGCTGAAGGCGATAAGATTATAACTGATGCTATTGCATCTGGTCAGTTTAACTATATGGAATTGCCTACTGTATTTAAAACAGTTGTCAATGAGCAGCCACAATATGCAACTGCCTCTGATGCAGGACTTGCAGCCGCTGCTGCAGCTTTGAGCGCTGTTGGGGTAGAAGGCCTTGTAGAAGTAATGGCTGAGATTCGTAGGTTATACCCTGGTATAGCTTCAGAGGATGCACTAAATCTTCTTAAGTTTGACAAGCGTTTTAATACCGCATATCTTACTCGTTTTGCTGGAAACAAAAAGCTTCAAGACGCAGGCTTTGCAATGCTAGATGATAAAACATATCTTGCTACCGAAGCAGCTTACAGTAAAATCTTTAATGCTTATGGCTTGAAACAGTTTGCTAACCGCGATAAGTATAGCAATCTAATTGGTAGCATGGTATCAGCTGATGAGCTAGCAGGGCGCGTATCTGCTGGATACGACAGAATTGTTAAGGGCGCTGCAGTAACAAAAGATGCTTTAAACAAGCTATTCCCTGAACTAAACGATGTAGATATTTTAGCCTACGTTATTGACCCTGTTAATCAGCTACCAGCTATTCAGCGCAAGATTCAAGCTGCTGAAATTGGTGGAGCTGCCCTTGCTCAGAACCTAAGTATCGGACTAACACAAGGCCCAACCGATGCATCTGGATATACAAATGTCAGCCGTCAAGGACTTAGTATTGAACAACTACAGGCTCAAGGTATTGACTTAGAAGAAGCCCGTAGAGGATATGCTGCAGTAGCTAGCGTACTACCAACTGGAGAGAAACTAAGTTCAATTTACGGTAGAAGCTTGGGACAATATGGTCGCAAACAAGCTGAACAAGAAGCATTCTTAAATTTAGCAGAAGCTAAAGCTGCTCGTGAGAAACTATCTGCTAGAGAAATCGCAGAGTTTTCTGGCGAAGCTGGAATGCTTAAGTCACAACGCCGAGCAACAGGCGGCTTAGTATAGAATCCTGACATGGACCCATCGGCCCCATGCAGCGTATTAGACCGATAGCAAGAGCCAACCCATTACCCCGAATGGACTTGAGGCTTGCGACTAACAACGAATAGAAGGGTGGTTGCTATGAGCAACAACTACTGGGATGAAGAAGACGACGACCTAGATACAGAATCGCAGTCGTTTGGTGCAAGTGAGAGTGACTTACTAAAGAAACTCCGCAAGGCTAAACGTTCTGATGAGAAGCGTATCAAGGAACTGACTGAGCAACTTGAGGGTTTAACCAAGGTGCAGCGTGAGCGAGTTGTCAAAGAAGTCCTAGAAAAAAAGGGTGTTAATCTAAAGGCCGCACGCCTTGTATTAAAAGACTTGGATGATGTTAACGAGGAGTCAGTTTCTAATTGGCTCGATGATAACGCAGACTTGTTTGGAATCAAGGTAGCGGAACAAGAAGCACCAGTAAATCAACAGGAGATTGCTCGGCTTCGCCAGCAAGATATCCTGACACAAGGTGCTCTAACACCTGACAGAGGACTAGATGTAGAACAGCGTATGAACCAAGCTGGTTCAGCCGAAGAGCTACTGTCTATCCTTCAGTCACAACAATAATCCGTTCATAGTCAAGGAGACTAAAAACTAATGTCACAATATACATCAACCGCGAGCACATCTCTCGGTGGTACAGTTGGTGGCGCAGGTCTCGTACAGAAGGCGTATGACCGTCTTCTCGAGTTCGCTCTCCGTTCAGAACCACTACTTCGTTCTGTAGCAGATAAGCGTCCTGCCCGTCAAGCAATCCCAGGTTCAACCGTAGTGCTACAGCGCTATGTTGATTTGGATGCAAAAACTTCAACACTAACAGAGACAACTGACCCAGATGCAGTTGCTCTAACAACTCCGACATCAGTAACCATTACTCTTAACGAGTACGGTAATGCTGTCCTAGTAACCCGTGCTCTTGAGCTATTCTCACTAGCAGATGTAGACCCAGCTATTGCAAACATCATTGCATACAACCTTGCTGATTCTATCGACCAGGTTGTTTCAACAACTCTAACTGGCGGAACTAACGTAATCTACAGCGGAAGCACTGCTACAAGCACTGCAACAATCTCTGCTGCAGCAACAATTGATTCAGCAGACATCCGTAAGGCTGTTGCTAAACTCCGTGCTAATAAGGCCAAGGCTCGCCGTGGTTCTTACTACTGGTGCGGAATCCACCCAGAAGTTTCC